CAATTTTCTCTTCAGGTTGAAACTCAACTGTATATAAATTGATAGATGCAAAAATACTGCCTTCTTTCGGGTCTCTTGTGTGAACAATAACTTTTCTGTATTTTCCTAAAGATGGATGTATTCTAATACCATTCTCTACTTTTACGTTACTGACACCCTTTTCCACTGTAGGGTTATATTTTCCGCTTTCTTCAATTCTTGATACTAAAGTTGCGTTTGTATCACTTGGTTCAAAACTGATCTCTAAAGCACGACACATTTCTTTTAACTCTGCTTTATTCATTTGTGGTAAAGCTTTCCTCTTCATTGAAGTAGAACTTACTACATTTGCCATTATATTTCCTTGTATTTTAAAATGAAAGCCATAGGCTTAATACGGTTCTCCGAAGAGAACCGAATAAGACTATACCCAATCTTGCCACGGAGCTCCATCAGCAGGAGAACCGGGTTTGTAACGCATAGAAGTAACACTGCCTGTACCATCAGTTCCTCTAAACTCTTGGTATCTGACTTTATTACCATTAACAACAGCTACTTTGGTTCTCACAAAACCTTGTGTTGCACCTGTAGGTAGATTTGTACTTGTAGCACTTTCAACCCACTTTTCACTATCTTCAAGAAGAGTATCTAAATCTCCCTGAAATACACTTACTTTTAGAGCAACAGCAAGAACCATTCTTAGTTCTTCCCAAGTGCTCATTTCGTTAAGCATTTCACCTGTAATTGCCATAACTTCTCCTTTGGCTCACGCTACCAATTAAGGTAACGGAGTGTAATCGTAATAGTGTTTTTCAGCACCATCTTCGATAGAAGCAACAGACTCAGCACGGATTAACCAAGCTTCGTTAAGAATAGTAGCACCAGCGATTGCTTTCCAACCGATTGTACCATATTGATCCAATGGATCCTCTGCACCAGCTGAACCAAGTGGTTTAACTTTAGTAGCAATACCTTTTTTACCACGAATTGTAGTCGCTGCATAAGCATCTTTTGCTAAGAAGTAAGAAATGTAAACATTAACTCCATTCTCATCAACAGGCTCATTGTTTGTACTTTCAATGATACGGAAATCACCGATTGAACCAACTTCATCTTCAATAGCTTTTGAATAGTCAGAATATGTTTCAACATTTTTCCAACCAACAAGATCACGTAAATCTTCAGTTACTTCAGGAGAAACGATACCCATATACGCAGAACGAATAGGTTGTGTACCAATAGAAGTAGAACCTGTGATTACTGATTTGAATTTCATACCACGTTGGTTTTTAAGCTTAACTGCCATAATTTTGAAATCATTAGTAGTAAGTTTTGCACTGTTAGCCGCAACATCAGCACGAGATGTATTACCATCAGCATAAACAACATTTGTACCACCACGAAGAACATCACGCTTAATCACGTCAAGAGTAATAGAAGCTTGATCTCCAAGAATATCCAAGAATGAAGCTTGAATGTTGTCAAAATCATAAAGATCTAACTCATCAGTATAAACAATATAGTCACCATAATGTGCAACACCATACTCTACTTCTTCACGAACGATTTTATTTGGACGTTTGATGTTAGAACCGTCATACTCAGCGATAGGTGTTGTAGCAGGTAAGATATTTTTATATCTATATGCAAAACCTTTCTTAGCATTTGAGTTTGCAGGGATAGTACGTGCTTGACCAAAACGATCAAATACTTGATTATCTACTGCTCTTGTAAGTAAACGTCTGTCATAAACAGCTTGAACCTTAGAACTTAAAAATGAACCTGTGTCCATTACAGGTGTACGAGTTTGAATTCCACTCATAATTTTCTTCCTTTATTTATTTTAAGTCAGAAGCGGAAAGTTTGGCAAAATCTTCATCAGACATATCCCATATACTTTCAGCATCTGCTTTAAAAGAGACTTTTCTTCCACCAGTATTAGAACGTGGCGTAGCTTTTCGTCTCAACTCTTTTTCCCTTTCCGAAAGAGGTTTTTGCTGTGGAGCAGGTTGTTCTGTTACAACTGTAGCAGGTTGCTGAGGCTCTTGTTGTGATAACTTTTGCCCTAGTCTGGTATAGTGTTCCATAAAACTTCCTCCATATAATGCTTGAGCTTTTAACGCTTCAGGCACTATCTTATCAGCCAAACCTCTTCTGATATGATCGTCAAAGTGCATAAGCTTAACAGGATCAGAACCGACTTCGTTTAGAAAATCATCTGGTACAGCAGTAGCAATCTTTTGGAAATGCTCTGCGTGTTCAGGATTTGATTTAATATTTTCAACAATACTTTCAATCTCATAATTGACAGGAGCAACCGGTTCTGGTTTATAAGAAGCACTGTCAGAAGGCTCTATATCCATTGGATCATATCCGTAAGTATTAACAAGAGAAGCCATTGCTGTTTTGTCGCCATTCTTAACGTCCGCCAATAATTGCAACTCTTGAATACTCAATCCAGCGTTTTCGATAACATCAATATCTTTACGCCATTTTGCTAACTCTTGGGTTTTTTTGAAATAATCAAAGCCCTTGTGAGCTAACTCTACTAACTCTTTTTCAGAGCTAATATCAATCTCCATACCTCGAGATTTAATTTTTACTGGTTTTTTGAGTTTAAATCCTAGTTCATTTTCAGCACTGTCGTCCTCTTTTTCAGGTTCCGCAGGTGTTTCTTCTGAATTGCTCTCTGGATTTTCTTCACCTTCTGTAACTTCAGTTTCTTCAGCTACTTCCGGTTCTCCAACCTCTTCTTCTTCTTCCCCGTCATCTTCTGGAATATTTTCGTCCATCTCGTCATTTGGAGTCTCCTCAACTTCTGATGTATCCAATTCTTTTAAGGCTTCAGCTTCTAAGTCCTGTAATTCTTTGTCTTGCATCTACTTAGCCCTCCATTTCTTGTTGTAACTCAGATTTTTGAGTTTTAGCTATTTTGCCATCTTCAACAGTTTCATAAATGAATTGATTGAAAATACCTCTTGCCATTGCTTGTTCCAAGTAGCCTCTTCGTTGCTCCTGATTATAAACAGCTAAGTTATTGATCTGAGTAAGTGCCCAGTTTTTAACGAACACCTCATCAATCACTAATTGCCAATCAGGGTTATTCATAAGTCTTTGTAGTGCTTCAGCAATAGCTATCTTTTTATCTACGTAGTCCATTGCCTCTACTAACTCTTGACTTTGATCTTTCATACTATCTCCTTGTTTTATTTTAAAAATTATATCATAACTCTTTATCTAGGGTTATCAGCACTCGTATCTTTACCTCCAGAGATCATACTTTGGAAAAGATCTAACATCATCTGTTTGTCTTTTAAAGCGGTCTCAGTAGCAAATTTCTGAGGCTCAGTAATTGTCTGCATATCTTGTGTATCAGCTTTTGCCATTTTCTCTCTACTTTGAGCTTGTTTATAGATAAAGTCACCTTTAGCTTCAAGTTGAAGTTTTTGTATCTCAGCTTGTAGTTTAGCCATTTCAAGTTGTTGCATCTGAATAGCCATAGGATCAGGTTGTGGTTGATATTCTCTAATTGCATCAGCAAGTACAGGTTTGTCAAATAGATCCATCATCTCTGCAAATATCTGGTTGATAAGTTGAGGAGGCATACTTTGTGCCATAGTTTGTGCTTGTTGTAACATTAGATTGAGTTGTTGTATTTGAGTCTGTTTGTTCATCTCAGTAGATACTTTTACAACTACATCTACTTCACCTTTTAAATCATCAGAAGAGATTACTTCAGGAGAACCGAAATATGTCATCATCTGCTCAGGTGTAAGGAACTCTTTCGCATAAGCTAACCAATCCTCAAACATTGCTTTCATAAGAGCAGATAAGTTTCTTACAGCATCTGCCATTCTTTGTTGCGACATAGTAGTTTGTGAAGCTACTCCACTTGCAGTTTTATTTTGAGAAATAGTATCCAAAGCAGGACCATTGCTTCTCACTCCGCTTAACTGTTCAGTTTCTTCAGTAACCATATTCATAACATTGAATACAGATTGAGGAAGTTGATTGAAAGAACCATCAGTGATAGATACTTTAGGATCAAGATTTGTTTGAACATATCTTTGACCATCAGTTAATCTTTTGAAGTTCACATAATCAAGTGTACCTTTTTGAATAAATTTCTGACCATTGTTCGCAAGTGACATATTATCAATGATACCACGCATAATCCCGGTTCTCACCTTTTGGTTATCAGAGATAAAGTAAGCCATACTGTTACCCCACATACTGTAAGGCACATTTGAATAAGGAGCAGAGTGGAAAGGAATACGTTTTCCCGGAAGAGGGTTTTCCTCTAATCTGAGTAATACATCAAACTTAGAAGCCCAAGTAGCAACAATAGGTTCAGGAACACCATCACCATCCATATCATAATAACCCCAATACTCGACAATAGTAATGCGTTGCATAGCTGTTTGTTTAGATTGATAATCGTCATCTTTACCTTTCTCTTCCAAGTCTGCATCACGAGCTGTCCTTAATCCACTATCATCCCAATCTCTACCAATTCTTCCATCAAGTTTATCAAGAGCATCTTCATCATATAATCCACTCTCTCTAAGAGAACCGAGTGTTTCTTCACTACGGTAACATATGAAGTTTAACTTCTCTTCACTATCTGCACCTGGATCAGGAAATACATCCTCATTTCTACATAGGATAGAAGTAGGCTCATTCTTAATAACGATACTTCGAGAATAGACAGCAGTAGCAGTTCCATCATCATTCATAGTGATAGAAGAAGGCTCATCAGGGATCATTGCAAGTTTCTCAATAGGAGCGGTAACTTCTTTTTGTTCCATCTCTTCTTTATAATCCCAACCAGTACGGATCCATACAGTCCCCTCTTTACCGAATACATCTGCAACATCATTCATAAATCTTTGTCTATTGAACTTTTGAGTGAAAACATAATTGATATATTTTTCACCTTTCTTTGCAGGTTCAGCACTTTGAGAATTAAGAGGAGTTACTTTTACAGGTTTTGAACAAGCGGTAAACGGTTCTGTAAGATTTGGTTTTTGCCATTCAAGTTGTTTGGCAATATCTTTCATCACAATAGAAGAACGTGTTTTCTTTTCATTGCCATAAGGTTTACCGTCATAAGCATCTCTCCACTCAGTGATAAGATCATCTATCTCAGTCTTTGCTTCTTTTGCTTTTTTATAGTCATACTTCAGGTTCTCAAAAATATCTTTTTTACTCTCTTTTGGAGAAACATTTTCTTCTACATCAACACCTTCAGAATGCTCAGAAGCTTCACCTTTTGGATTAAGATCTGCACTTACTTTGGATTGTGATCCCTCTTTATTATACTCACTAGCTTCCACATTATCCTCCTTATGGTTGAGTTACACTAACTGATACAGCAGTAATTACACTCATTGTATCATCAGTTGTTTTAATTTTAAAATGTACCAAACCTACATAATCAGTTTCAGGAATGTAAGTAAATGTACCATCTGCATTTACAGAAAGAGAACCGGTCTCTGGTTGTTCTATAATATCATAAATAAGATCACTTCCTCCAAATACATTCTCAGTAAGAGTAGCATCATTTGTAATAGTGAACTCTAAATTAAATGAAGGCATATCACATACAATATCACACGCTCTATCTTCAACGGTTTTCATAATCTCTTTAAGATCATCAATAGTATCTTGAGCAGTATCAGAGTTTGCATTTACAGCAAATGAAGCCAATGAACCTTGAGCTTTCATAATCTCGATAAGTACATTATCATCATATCCTTGTCTCTTTCTATCTTCAGTAAGTAATTGAGCATCTGTAAGCTCAGTATTTCTTTCTTCTTGAATAAGTGCTAAAGCCGCTCTTGAAGCTGTTTCATTAATAGCACCGATCTGTTGTTGATAGATCTGTGTAAGAGCCATAGCTTTCTGCTCTACTGTTAATCCAAAAGTATTGAATTGCTGTACCAATTTATCAGTAAGAGTAGAAAAAACACTCTCTTCGTCAATAAGGTCAGCACTAATACCTGTAAAATATTGTAGATACTTTTTGTCTAATTCATCCATATTTTTCTCCTAAGTTAGCTTTGCGTGAGGGTTCCAAAACTCTCCGCCAATGTAATAATCATTTTTTGGTAATTCAAGTTCTCTAAAGGGATTATACAATTTTAATTCAAAAGGGTTAAGTGAAGTAGGAATTTTAGTTAAACCAGATAGATCTATACGGTTCTTTAAAAACCCTTCTTCAAGCATCATCTCCTCTCTTAAACGTGCAGTTTCTTGAGCTTGTTTCTGAGCTTGTTCAATCAACTCACGGTTCTCAATTCTAGTTATCGTCCTAGTTGTCGTACCAATAATTAAACTAGAAAGACTCCATAATTTTCTTGATAATGGGGCAGAAGAACCAAATGTCGAAAAAAAAAGCCAAGCACCGGTCACAACTAATGCCATACCGATAACTCCTTTTACAAACTTTGCAAAATCAGATCCTTCATCAGTATAAGCATCTATATATGAAAACTTAGTAATTAAATATCCTATCTCATCAGGATTAGCGAACTTTTCAAAATCAACACGCAGATAATATAATCCATCACTAGCCCTATATTCAAACATTCCAATATCATTATTTACAGGATCTTCGTGTTGCAAAACTTCATCTCTTGATTGCCAAAAGTACGCTCCATAATAATCACCAAGAAGTTCTTCTCCGTATTGTCCCTCTTCCCAATAACAATCAATGGTTTCATCATCACATAGATAACTTTCATATTTTGCAGAAGCTAAATTTAGAGTAACTTCTTCAACAGCTTCTATTTGCCAATATTTACCATCAGCAGTATTTCTTTCTATCTCTCCTACCTTAGTAAGAGAACCGGATGTTACAACATCATCCATTGAAATAATAGATACCATTTTTATAGCAAGAGTTACCTCATCAGATAATTGCATTTCATTGTCATTGCTGTCAAAGAATTTAAATACTACATTGTGGTAGAGATACTGAGATTTATGCCTATATTCTAAACCAATCGGTTCTACTTGTTCATCATAAGGAATTGAACTATCATCTTCAATAGCATCAGTTCCGTGAATTATATAACCTAGATCAGTTATAGATTTAGGAAGTCTATCCACCTCATCAGGTACTTCACTATCCCTATATGATACAGCAGTTTGATGCACTTCAATTCTTGAAACATTACCTAATTCACCTTGCAGATATGTTATCCAGAAATCAAAATCTTCTTTATTTGCAGTCATAGTAGGGTTCCAAATATAAGAGATAAATTGTTCTTTTGGTTGATCCCTAAAATCTATCATCCCTTGAATATCATCATCAGTAAAACCCAAATGTTTAAGAAATACAGAAACAGGGTCATACTTAGTAAGATATGTTTCAAACTCATTTATTCCCCTATAGCATTGATAACCATTTACAGTAATGTAATGGCTTTGCCCTATATGGCTTTGTGCCTCCATAAGCAGTTTCACATAATCAGATACCCATAATCTAAAAGCCATAATCTGATTTATATTGATAATTTTTAGATCAACCATACCTCCAAGATCTGAAGGATTATGTATAGGTATAGGATTTATGTTTCTATCTGCCATCATCTACTCCGGTATATTTATTCCAGCTTGTTGAAGAGCCATCTCAAGCTTAATAATACGAGCCTCTAGCTTAGCATCACCTGCATCTACATAATCTTTACGAGTTAATTCATCAGGATCAGTTCCTTGTGACACATTTGTTTGTGGGACAACACTATCAAATATAACAGTGCTACCTCTAATTAAATTTTCGAAACTAGGATCACCTATAACAAAAATATCAAATGGAGACAAATATAAAAATCCTTTGCGAGAACTTCCTGATGCAGTGTACCATCTAATATACTGAGCATTTGAAAAATCTACACTATTAGTAAATCTACCGCCAGTTGTAGGCATTGCATTTTGAACATTTGAAGGAATACCGATAATGTCATCCCAATGGATAACTTCTTTCACTTTATCAAAAACTTGTTTCGCAAGAAAGTTAAGTTTATCTCTTCTTACAGATGCACCATCAGCAGAACCGAATACCATAGGAATATCTATCCCCATAATAGTTTTAGTCTGCTTCTTTACGGTTCTCTTTTTAGGTGGAGGAGTTTCCTCCTCCGGCATTTGCGGATGAAACATTCTTAAAATATCATCTCTTTTCATTTCATCCCCTTTTAGAAAATGTTTGAAATTTTCATAATATAAGCTAACGTATAGTAAGGAGGTAGATTTGCATCTGTTCCACTTATACCCTCTGAGTTAATAGTTATCCCAGTAGTTGCAGAAGTAGTAGCTACTTGTTCATCTGGACTATAGTTAAGCACACTATTATGTGCCCCACCACTATCTGAATTTAAAGGGTTACTTAAATACTCAACATCGTGAGTATGCCCATTATCAGTAATTCCGTGTGAATGTTCAACTACTACAGCATCAGCACTACCGCCAGTATCTCCTAGATCAGCTTCAGTTGCAGTACCAATAATAAATTGTCCTACTAAATCAGGAGTTCCATTTGAACCATCACATAAAGCCCAGTTTGAAGGAATATCAGAGAAGCTACCATTAAACATAATGATACTACCAATAGGCATCATATCTCCACCGATATTACCTTTTAATTCCCAAGTTCCATTTATAAGTTGATAAATATCGTTTGTATCAAGATCAAGATAAATATCTAAATTCTTAGCACCTGGTACAGAAGTAGGAGCACCATTACCAGTTAGCCAATAACTTCCTCTCTCTCCAGTAGGTCCTTCTAATTTACCTCTCTCAGTCCACGTAGCAGAACCGCTTACATCAATAAGTTCAAAATATAAACCATCATACGCTTCATCTTGGTTCTCAATAATAGCCATATCTCCAATATTTTGTCCAGGTTCAATAGGAGGAGTAGTAACATTTTGATAAAAATGAATTTGGCTTCCCTCATCTCCTTTATCACCTTTTGGTCCTTGTGGTCCCTGCGGTCCTTCTGGTCCTTGAGGTCCTGTAGGTCCTGCCGGTCCAACGATCGGTCCAATAGTGATCCACTCTGTAGTACCTGCTCCTGCAACTCTTGCTCTTACAACATCATCAATTTCAATGGCAACACCATCAGCATCGGTACATCCATCAGTAGTAGCGATCCAAGACTCTCCAACTTCACCTGCATCTTTAGCAAGAATATCAGTACAAGTTTCTTGACCTTTAATATCAATACCAACACCTGCCGGACCTTGTGGACCTTCTGGACCTGCTGGTCCTTGAGAACCGTCATTACCCCTAGGAATACCGAAATTGAAGATCATTTGTTGATCGTTCGTTAAATCAAGATCTACTGTAGCATCTGATCCTGCATCCAATGTAGTAGCATTTGCATCAGGATTACTGATCTGCTCACTAAATCTACCAAAAGCAGGAGTTACAGTTTTGATAATCTGCAATCCATTGCTCAGTTCCTTATAATATACATCTCTAATCGTTCTCATCAACGATATAAACTCAGGTACTCTTTCAGCCATTTTTATCTCCTTCTTTTCTTTCCATTTCTAGGAGCAGAACTCCCAACACCGATCTCACAATACCCTTCTCCACAACCGGTAAGATAAATATCTTCAGGTCCTATAGGATTGTTAGGATTGTTACAATCATTTATCATCAACTCATAATCTTTACAATCACAATCATTGTATGGTTTACAATCGTGAATATTTGCAAATATATCATCCAAAGAGTCATATACATAAGCCTTTGTCACATCCATAACCGGATCTTGAGCCTTTTCCAAATAACAAAATTCAGGAACAGCAGGAGTTACGGGTTTAACAGCCCACTTCCAAGAATTACTCTCCAGATCAAGATACTTAAATACAAACTCAGGCATATCTACTAACTGAACAGGGTAAGATCCTTCATAAGTAACTCCTAAAAACTCATCTTTTCTGTAATCAGTAGCTCCATCAGGCTTTCCATCACAATTATCAGTAGTAGCGGCATA